CTTGGGTTTACATTCTTTTCCTTGAATACAACCAATTATTCACATCATAGCAAATGTTTTTGCAAAATCTGTTGCAGTTGCAACTATCTCAGTGAATTCTGACCCAGCATCCATTATATTTTTAACTATAGTTCGTGGGTCTTGATTATTCAATAATTGGTTCTCAGGGCGTGCTTCGTTGTTTGCGATTTGTAATGACAACATATCCGATTTGGCTTCTATAAGATCTCTAACATTGGATCCTACACATTCTAAAACCGCAACGGCTTCGTATTCGAACAATCCACCTATAGATGGCGTTCCTGAGCCTTGCACAATAAATCCCAGATAATGACAATCTGAGTTATTTAAAACAACGTTATATGTCCTTTGTTGGACATCATTTTGATAATCATACTCGTCTGGGGTGACTGGATTGTACGTTAACGTACACCAATCCTTCGAAACTGGACAACGAAAGTATGATTCGTACTGCGATATAGATAAAATGGTCTGAGAAGACAACGTGACGTGGTCAGGTTGCTCTATCGCATGTACTATTCCACCCTGATTTAACTCGGCACCTGCGTACCGTATCCGAACTCCCGCACACACCAATCGTTCATAGAACGCGAGCCCTAACGACGCCGTCGTATAATCTGAATTCCAATTTATTCCTTCAAATGCGGTGGGTAATGGTGTTCCTGGTATATCCATAACTGGCATCTGAGTACCCACTGCAGCTATACCCGTTGATACTAATAGTGGTGGGTATGCTGTATCCATGGCGTAATTATTTGCTGCCCTGCGCGGGGCAAATGCTACCAATAAGTTTCCGTCAAGTCCAGCGTTTGTTGTTCCTCGAATAAAGATTTTGAGTCTTCTGGACTTAACTGACGGGAAAGTTGGTACACATGGCAACATCGTCGGTATGTTGCCACCCATTCCGAATCCTCTATTTTGGGATGCTCGTGTCGCATCAAACAAGCCAAATGGATTGATGAGCGACGATACGTATAGAGCGCCGCATTCTGACAATTTAACGTCTGAGTTTGGCATTCGTCTTGGGTTTGGTGGTTTTCGTTGCATTGATTGGTTTTGGGTTTGGGCTGAATCAATTTCATCTGCAACGACCCGTTTTCTGGTTGAAACGGGATTAATTGAGGATCCAACCTCTTTTTGTTGTCGCACTCGACCGGGAGCTGATCTTCGTCTAATTTTCTTTGTCTTAATAACCTTAACCTGTTTAACAGGTTTATTTCTTCCAGCGATGTGCTGCTTCCATCGCTTTTCCTTAGCTGCTCCGGATAATCCCCTAAGTTTAGGGGTTGCGAAAAATTGCTGTCTCGTAAGCTGGGATTTTGACATTCCATATGAAATAAAATGTGAAAAGTACTGTCGTGTTTTTTGATATCCAATTGTCCAATCAACTAAAGGTTCATCGAGATGCTTTACTATTAAAAGTCTTAGTCTCGAGCTAACTTTATCCTGGCATTGAAATTCAAAATTGGACGCGAAACTTTTCAAAGCCTCCTCCTCCAATTGTGGGGTGGGATAAGAATAACCACCCTCAAATCCTAGCCAAAAACCATAGATGACCCCTTCTCGCGAAGGGACGCCGCGCTGACGAAGTGTTCTAATAAATGCGCCATCTAGATTTGTTGTAGCAATTATTTCCAACAAAAAACCCCTTATAAACAAAAATAACTCTTCATCTTTCCACGCCAAGTGCATAAGTGCATAACATTTTGAAACTTCCATATCCTGGTCGTGGTGGACTATTTCCCACATCAATGCAGAGTATATCCTTTGTGAATCATAACTTGGCACAAATTGCATTCCTATTACATTTACTTCCGCACCTAAAAAGTGCATTCCAACTGGTCCAATTTGTATATTAAAGGCTGATTCTTTTACCTCCATTCCGAAATCTTGGTACACTTGTCGCTCTATAAGCGGTGTTTCTTTCATAAAGTGCTCTAGATTTTCTTCCGATATAGCATTAGATGCTAGTTTATCATCCCCAAAAAGGTCTGCGTGAGCGTCTTCTTCAAAAAAATACGGGAACTGATCTTCCATTATTAAATTTATATAATTCTCTATAAGCTGATGCATTATAGAATTGTCTCCGGTAGTGGTACCCGAACCGGAACCATTACCACACTCTCGCAGTACTATATCACCATTAGGTAATATAACTAACATCATTACTGTATTCTCAATCGTCCACAAAAATGTACGCTCTAATGACGGTGGGTATTTTAAATACTTTTTTCTCATTTTCCACACCGTTTTCAGCAG